AAAATAAAATCACTGAGAAATCGGTGATTTTTTTGTAATCATATATTTATAAATAAAAATTATTATGAAAAAAATAGTAAGACTAACAGAATCAGATTTAACTCGTATTGTTAAAAGAGTTATTAATGAAGAACAAAATACAAACACAATTGCTAAGAAGGCGGAAGCTATTGGTAATTTACCAAAAGTTGAAATGAAAATTGAGGACATTTATTCAAATATGACAGATGAAGATAAGGAAAGACTACAAATGGTTTTAGATAGTTTAGGTGTTGATGAAAATTCCTCAACTAAAGAAATACATAAAAAAATTGAAAATGTTGTTAGTGATAGACTTGGTGGTGAAATGTCTGAGGAAGAGGAAGAAAGTCCTAAACTTAAGGCCGCAAGAATATTACATACAATAGGTATGGGTAATATTGCCGCATGGGGTGGAGTACCCGCAGCAATCGCTATTGGAGGTCTTCTTGCGGGAACAGTAGGGGCACCAATGGTTGCTGGATTTGGTATAAGTTGGGGAACAACAATTTTATTAGCCGGTTTGGCTAAACTATTGGCGGGTGATAAAGCTGATGATCTTGCCGAAAATCACAAAAGAAATTATAGAAAAAGATAAAAAAACTTAACCCTCCCTCTAAAGGAGGGTTTTTTATTTATACTAATTTTTTACTTAAAAAAAACCTAACTTATATTTATATGTGATATGGCAAATGGTATAACTTATGGTATTTCTTTTCCTTTTGTAGATTCTTTTACGGGAAGGTATTTAGATGTGACCAATTCAACTGAAGGTGAAATAAGGTCAAGCTTAGTTCATTTAATTTTAACAAGAAAAGGATCAAGATATTTTCTACCTGATTTTGGAACAAGACTTTATGAATTTATTTTTGAACCATTAGACGGACCAACTTTTTCTGACATAGAGGCAGAGATCAAAAGTAGTGTTGGAACATACATGCCAAATTTACAAATCACTAACATATCCGTTGAACCAGGTTCAGCTGGTTTAGAAGACAAAGGTTACACGGTAAATAAAAATGGAGAAAGAGAGTTTCGTGTTACAAACATTGGAACATTAGAACATACAGCAAAAATCAAAATAGATTATAGAATAACCGATACGGCTTTTGAATCAAGTGATTTTATTATTATCAATATTTAATATTATATGGCAGAAAAAAAGATTTCATATACAGTAAGGGACTTTCAAGGAGTTAGAACCGAGTTAATTAATTTTACAAGAACTTATTATCCTGATTTAGTTCAAAACTTTAACGATGCCGGTATTTTCTCGGTAATGTTAGATATGAATGCAGCGGTAACAGATAATTTAAATTATCAAATTGATAGAAGTATTCAAGAAACCGTATTGCAATTTGCACAACAAAAAAATTCAGTATATAATATTGCTAGAACTTATGGTCTTAAAGTTCCTGGACAAAGACCATCGGTTGCGTTAATTGACTTTTCAATTACGGTTCCTGCTTTTGGTGATAGAGAAGATTTAAGATATTGTGGTATTCTACGAAGAGGATCACAAGTTAATGGTGGTGGACAACCATTTGAAACCGTTTATGATATTGATTTCGCATCACCAATAAACGCTGAAGGATCACCAAACAGAGTTAAAATACCTAACTTCGATTCAAGTGGTAAATTATTGAATTATACAATCGTTAAAAGAGAAGTTGTTGTTAATGGTATAACAAAAGTATATAAAAGAGTTATTACACCAAATGATTCTAAACCATATTTAGAATTATTTTTACCTGAAAAAAATGTTTTAGGAATCACAAGTGTCTTACTAAAACCGGGAACACAATATTCTACAATACCTAATCCACAAGACTTTTTAATATTAGGTCAAGAGAGATGGTTTGAAGTTGATGCTTTGGTTCAAGATAGAGTATTTGTTGAAGACCCAACTAAAACATCTGATCAACCGGGAATTAAGGTTGGAACATACATAACAACAACAAACAAGTTTATTTCTGAATATACACCTGAAGGTTTCTGTAAAATGACTTTTGGTGGTGGAAATATATCCGCTGATGAACAATTAAGACAATTTGCGATTGATGGAAAAGGTTTTGATTTAAGTAGATATACTAATAATTACGCAATGGGTGCGGCTCTTCCACCAAATACAACATTATTTGTTCAGTATAGAATTGGTGGTGGTTTATCAAGTAATTTGGGTATTAATACAATTAACCAAATTGGAACCGTATCATTTGCCGTTAATGGACCATCTGATAGTGTAAACCGAAGTGTGATTAATAGTTTACAATGTAATAACGTAACTGCGGCAATTGGAGGGGCAAACCCACCAACAACCGAAGATGTTAGAAACATGGTTTCATTTAACTTCGCGGCACAAAAAAGAGCGGTAACCGTAAACGATTACGATTCTATTATTAGAACAATGCCATCTCAGTTTGGGGCTCCTGCTAAAGTCGCAATCACTGAAGAAAATAATAAAATTAGAATTAAAATGTTGTCTTATGATACAACAGGAACATTAACAAATGTTGTGTCTAATACTTTAAAACAAAATGTTGCAAATTATCTATCTAACTATAGAATGATAAATGATTACATATCAATCGAATCTGCAGATGTTATTGACTTAGCAGTTACGGTAGATGTCGTATTAGATAATAGTCAAAATCAAGGAGCAATAATTTCTAAGACAATTCAAATAGTTGGAGATTTCTTCAATCCTTTGGTTAGACAATTAGGACAAAATGTTAATATCTCTGAACTTAGAAGATTAATACAAGCTGAAAATGGTATTGTTAGTATATCTGACATTTCATTCTTCAACCAAGTCGGAGGTCAATATTCATCGGCACAAACATCAATGCCGTATTCAGATCCTGCAACAAGACAAATTCAACCAACGGCAGATACTTTGTTCGCAACACCAACACAAATATACCAAGTGAGGTATCCAAACAAAGATATTAATATTAGAGTTTTGAACTTAAAATCAGTCAATTTCTCTTAGAGATTTATTTTTTTCAAAATAGAATTATTTTTATCAAAATAGGAAATAAACTATTTATGAAAAAACTGATTTTTTAATGCCAAAATCGTATAGAATAAGAACCGAAGTCGGTCAAGACAAATATATAAATGTAAATTTAGAACAAGATTGGGAATCTTTAGAGATACTATCTTTAAAGATATTAGCCAACGATCTTTATACTAGATTTTGTGCTGACTACGGTGTCGTAGTTGGTCGAGTTTTTGTAAACAATGGGTTTGGTCTTCCAAACGCCAAAGTTTCCGTCTTCATACCATTGGAAGAAGCGGATGAATTAAATCCTGTAATTTCTGAACTATATCCGTATAAGAGTATAACAGATACTAACGAAGAAGGTTATAGATATAACTTATTACCTAAATTACCATCTTATAACGGACATACATCGACAGGTTCATTTCCGAATAAAGGAGATGTTCTAATGGATAATTCTTATATTGAGGTATACGATAAGTATTATCGTTTTACTGTAACAACAAATGAAAGTGGTGACTTTATGATCTTTGGTGTTCCAGTTGGAACTCAAACAATCGTAATGGATGTTGACTTATCAGATATTGGTTGTTTTTCTTTGGCACCACAAGATTTAATACAACAAGGTTTAGCGACTGAAACTCAAGTTAATGGGGCTAGATTTAAATCATCCACAAATCTTAGAGAATTACCACAAATTAAAAATTTGGTATTTGATGTTGATGTTCGTCCTTTTTGGGGTGATGCTGAGTTATGTCAAGTTGGTATCACAAGAGTTGATTTTGATTTAACTAAACAAGCAAATATCAACATACAACCCACTGCAATATTCATGGGATCAATCATATCAACAACAGATGATGATGCGTTAAAGGTAAAATGTAAACCAAAAAATAATACAGGAAATCTTTGTGAATTAGTTGCAGGACCTGGTGAAATACAAGCAATTAGACAAACCATATTTTCTGATGTTAACGGATTACCAATTTTAGAAAGATATGAAATAGAAGAAGGTGGAAAAGTTATTGATGACAATGGGACTTATTTATTAAATGTCCCTATGAATTTGGATTATGTGTTCACTAATGAATTTGGTCAACAAGTTATATCAAACGACCCAACAAAAGGTATACCAACAAAAGGGAAATATAGATTCAAGTTTAAATGGCAAAATGAACAGGGACTACAAGGAAGTTTTCTTAGAGCAGACTTTTTAGTTCCGAATGTTAAAGAATACGGGTGGATCAATTCAAATACAGATCCTTTCGATCCGAATAATGCGGGAACATATAACTACACATTGGCTGCGGGACAGATCTCAGGATTTACAGCCGTTATTCCACAGAATGTTGGTTTTGCGAGTCCACAAACAACAAACGTAGAATC